CCTCCGAGAAGCACGAGCACACGCATGAGATGGGCGAGAACGCCATGAGCGTGGCAGTCCGGGTGATTCAGGTTATGAAGGGGGAGAATGCCTCAAACCGCTGAATCATACGAGGACCAGATCCGGGAGTGCTACCGCACGATAGGCTCGTTTGAATATTTTTTGGACCAGTATGTTTGGATTGAAGACAAGGCGACAAACCAACCGATCAAGTTGGAATTATGGCCTGATCAAAGAAAGGTGATCCCTGATTTTCTCACATCCCGGTTGTTAGCCATCTTAAAAGCCCATCAACTTGGCTATACATGGATATTTGTTGCAGCAAGGGTATTGTGGAAATGTATTACGAGAATGATGTATCAGGTTGTTGTGAATTCATTTAACGAGGATGTAGGACGTGAAATCATTACACGAGTAAATTTTATTAGAAATCGACTTCCTGAGTGGATGGTTCCTCCGATCACAAGAGATACAGGCCTTTTTTTGGAATTTATGCACAAAGACAAAGAGGGCAAGCAAGCTCCTTCTACTATCCAGGTCATTCCAGCTACAGAAAAAGGAGGTCAAAGCAAGACTCCTAACGAGATGATCTTCGATGAATCCTGTTTTAATCGGTATGTAGCGCAAGCCTTTAATGGTTCCCTTCCCGGTATTACTCAAGCCAACGGTAAAATAACCATTATTTCCAACGCTATTAAGACAGCCCCTGGTTGGTCATTCACGCGGTCTATCTATGTGGGGTCCATGAGGGGAGAGAATGATTTTAAACGGATTTTCCTTCCCTGGTGGGCTAATCCGAACCGTTCAAGGGAAATTGTTCGCAAAAAAGACGGCTCCGTTATGATGGATGAAAAAGGCCAGCCCATGACGGAGTTCAAGCTCCAAATGATTCGGAGCGGTGGAAAGAGCGGTGGAATGATGGATGAGGAGGATTTCTCTCAACGCTACCCAGAAACAGAGGATGAGGCCATTTCTATCCTTGGAGGCTCCTACTTCGGTAAGACCCTGGCCCGGCACACGAACGCCATGGACGGGGTGAGGGGCTGGTTCCAGCGTGACGAGAAGACCGGGGACGTGGAGTTTGTGGAGGATAAGCGTGGCATTGTGGAGATTTGGAGACATCCGTATCACCTCGTTGACGGGTGGGACGGTCAATGGTGGACAAAACGGTACTGCCTTGGCTCTGACGTTTCGGAAGGGCTCGGTCTCTCATACAGTGTTGGTCACGTACTGGATCGCCATCTCGATGAACTAGTATGCCGTATTCGCACGAACCGCATGGATGCCTATAGGTGGGCGGATCAGCTCTTCATGGCATCCGAGTACTACCAGAACGCTCTGGATTGGCCCGAGAGTGGTCCCACGCATGAACGCGCCCTCGTTTGCCCGGAGCGCACCGGGGCGGGACAGACGACTGTGCACCGTTTGAGCGAACTGGGGGCCAACGTGTACCTGGAGGAGATCCCGGCTACCACGGGCAACCCGGTCGGGAAGCGGTTGGGCTGGACCGAGACGAATCAGAGCAAGCATGACTTATGCGAGGACCTGCGGCACTGGTTCAGGACGTGTCAGGGGACCGTGTATGACGCCATTCTCCTCGATGAGGCGAGCACCTGGATTCAGGCGGAGGGGACCAACAGGCTCGGCCCCGAGGAAGGACATTTCGGAGACTGTGTAATCTCCGCGGGTTGCACCATTCAGGCAAGCCTGAGTATGGCCGGCAGCCCGAAAAAATTGGATCCGCCCTTGACCGGGTGGCGGAAGGAGCTCTTCGGGGAGCATCCGAGGGAGGAGAGAAGCCCATGGGCGCTGTAGTGGACCTCAACAAGAAACGGGCCGAGAAGGACGCCCCAGAGCCGGATAAGGACATTTTCGACCTGTGCGAGGCCCTCCGGGAGTATGTGGATCATGCCAACCAGGCCCCGGACCTGATTCAACGAAACGGTGTGTACGTCCCCAACCCGGTCAAGCATGGGGATATTCAGTCGGTCGAGCATGATGGTATCGAGGTGGGCTACCGCATTATCGAGAAGCCGGACGGCATCACCTGTACGCGGGAGATATTCGTCCGGTTTGATCAGCCGGTAGCCACGATACCGGATGCCGAGAAAGATCCGGTCATGCTGGCCGTATTCGATGCCTTCCTGATGGAGGGCCAGGGTTCTGTGGAGATGTTCACGTTCCAGTTCGGAAACGTGCAGGTCAAAAATCCGGGCACTCACGACTGTATTCGGATTCGGCAGGACTTCGCGCCCCTGGTGCTGGCCAGGACGGACGGGCCGGGTGTGAAGATTGATGACAACATCGAGCGGTTGTTACAGGGGAAATGATCATGTGCAAAGGCAAGAAGGGCAAAAAGGGTAAAAAGGGCCGCAAATGAGCCGAATCACGATAGACCTTACTGCTCTCAAGAAGGAGCCGGGCGTCCCCAAGGATGTGGTGGAGTGCTACACCCTGCTCAAGGCGTTCAGGGAGCACTCGGCCCGGCAGAAGTGGGAGAAGGAACGGCGCAAGAACTGGGACCTCACGGGCGACAACGAACTGTGGACCGAGGACGAGAAGAAGGACTTCCGGGACGAGAAGCAACTGCCCATTGTGGACAATAAGTGTGCCAAGGGGGTTCAGGGCCGGTCTGCTATCGTGACGGACCAGAAGCCGTCCATCCACTTCAACCCGATTGGTTCCGGGGACCTGTATGTCGCGGAACTCCTCCAGCGTGCCCATGACTACGTGTGGGACAAGAACGAGGGGAACGACGCCACCTATGACGTGGTGGAGGAGACCACGAACAGCGGGGCCGGGTTCTTCGTGGTGAGGCACGACCCCAACCGGGGCATCTTCGGGCGTGTGATGTTCGAGGAAGAGGTGTCCGAGGACGTCTACTGGGATCCGAACAGCCGGCGCCGGGACCTCTCCGATTCGGACATTATCATCGGCAAGCTCCGCACGAAATCCTACATCAAGGACCGCTATCCGGACCTCAAGGATGCCGATTTCTGGTATCAGCGGGAAATGATCGAGGATGAGGATAGCGAGACGTCCGAGGGTGTGACCCACGGGGACAACTACCAGTTTGCTGAGAAGCAGGGGGGCAGCCCGGACGACAGGGATGCCGACACGCCCGTGGAGGAGCCCAAAATCTGGGAAATCTGGGCGCACCTGCTCAAGACCAAGCATGAGCACTGGGTGATCTACCAGCCGGAAGGAGAGGATCACCCGATAGCTAAGCAGTTGGAGTTCGAGGATGGGGAAAAGCTCACCGAGAAAGAAGCCGAGGCGGCAGCCGAAGAGACCGAGGGCTACATCGCATACTGGCCCCGCAGGGTGGAAAAGCGGGTAGTGCGGCATGTAGTGGGCAAGAAGTTCATCCCGCAGACGAACGAAAACGGCGATGAAGTGGATGAGGTGGAGAATCCCCTGGGCGAGGATTCGGACGGGGATCCCATCATGCAGGTGATTTCCCTTAGGGACCAGCGGACCCGGAAGGGGATGCCGAGGGGCCGCACCTCGTATGCCCGGGACCTCAACAAGGTGTCGAGCAAGGCCCTCATGAACTTCATCCACGGGGCGGCCCACCTGATCAACGCGCCTATCGTGCGAGGCGAAGGGACGAAGACCAAGGGGAACCCCGGGACGCCCGGGAGTGAGTACATTGTACCCAAGAACATGCCGCCGCACTTGGTTCCTCACAGGCTTTCCCCGGGTTCGTTCGAGATTGCCCGGTGGCTGGAGGTGAAGAACACGGCGGACAATTCCATCATGGACGTGTACGACACCCCGGACGTGATGAGGGGGAAGGTCCCCGAAGGCCAGAAGAACATGAGTGGCCGCCTGGGCCTGGCGCTTCAGGACCTGGCCGGGATGATGTCCAAGCCGTTCATACGGAGCCTAGAGAGTGCCCTGATTCGGCTGGCCAAGGGGAACATGGCCCTGATTCTCCGTCATTGGCCCCGATGGATGTGGGAACGCCTGATCGAGCCTGACGAGTGGGGAACCTGGATGCCCGAGGTGGACCGGGTGGAGCAGGAGCAGGAGAAGCCTGAGGAAGAGCAGGACAAGGACAAGCTCCGCATTCAGGCCAAGTGGCAAGCCGCCCTGGATATGATTCGGCCCGAAGACCCGGAAGCGCCCCCGGGCATCAATGTGCTCGATTTGGACGTCAAGATGACGGCAGGGAGTTCGATGCCGACCAGCCGCACCGGGAAGCTCCAGATTGCCATTGAATTGAAGGACGCGGAGATTTACGACCAGGAGGCGGCCCTGGAGTACATCGACGATCCGTATAAGGACGAAATCATTGCCCGGAACAAGAAGAGGGAAGAGGCAATGGCAGAACAGGCACTTATGGAGAAGGGAGCAAAGTAATGTCCAAGCGAAAGAACATCACGATTGAGGTAAAGGGAGACCTTCGTTTCGAGGGGGTGGACCAGCGAGTGGCTCAGTTCAAGGCCATGCCCGGGGATGACGGACCCGTGGGCAACCCTGCGGTGGACCTTCCGGCCCTGTCGTTCCCGGAGGATTTCGACCCGCAGTATGACATTGTAACCGGGTCGTATCACTACGTGGTGGAGATCACGCGCAAACCGTTTCCGAAGAGGGGCGAGTGAGAAGCAGCCTTGCCTTCATCGCGGTATTCCTCTTTCTGCTGGCCCTTGCGTACAAGTTGCCGTGGGAAGAGACCGTTTGTGCGATTGAACCGGCAGGCCCGGGCCGTGCGTGTGTGGTCGAGGGGTACGTGCCCAAGGGCGTGGACCTTGTGAAGACCGAGCATGGATTGTGTTTTTTGAAGCGAAAGGAGCCAAATGATGGCTAAAAAGAAGGGGAAGAACGTGGTCGGTGTGGGAGCGGCATTCGGGGCCATCCGGAAGAACAAGGCTCAGAAGCAGAAGGTGTTGGATCAGATGAGAGGCGGGAAGAAGAAGGGGAAATAACCGAATAACGGGGTCTCCACCGGCCTGATCAGCCACCGGAGCGCAAGATAAGAATCGGCATGTATGGGTGCCATATCACCTATTGTGCCGTTTTTTTATGCCCCGTCCATTAAAGGGCTCTTGGCTGCCCTGGAAGCCATGCTCATGGCCGTCTTTGAGGGCCAAAAACTCATTGCCACATGAAAGGAGCAACACCATGGGAGACGACATTACAGCCGAGGACATTCGGGGCGCGATTGCGGAACCGGATGCTGAGGACACAGACGAGCAGGGACCGGACACCCTGGACGTGGAGAATCCTGACGGGGAGCGACAGGACGATACGGACAAAACCGAGCCAGACCCTGACGCCGAGGGCACAGAGGGAGACGGGAAGGACAAGGAACCCGAAAAGCCCGAGGACGCAGAGCCGGAACAGGAGAACACGATCCCGCAGTCGGAGTTCGACAGGCACTACGGGAAGTGGAAATCCAAAGAACGCGATTACCAAGACAAGCTAGACCTCTTACGGCGAGACCCAGAGGCGTACTATCAGCGGTTCCCGGACGAAAGGCCGCAAACGGCACAGCCGGCCACTCCCGCACAGCAGGTGCCCGAAAGGGTGCCGACCTTCAGCGAGTGCCTGAACGCCCCCATCACGGACGGGCAGTATCAGGGGTACACGCTGGGACAGTTGTGGGAGTCGGAGAATGCTCAGGTCCGGGCCGCAGCGGTAGACATCTACAACAACTACCGTGACATGGTGCAGCATCAGATCAGCGAGAAGCAAAGCAAGGAGCAGAACCAGAAGGAGCAGACCAACGCCGAGATCCAACGGGAGCATCAGGAGTTTTACGATGCCCGGGCTCAGGAGTTCTTCCAAAAACCCGCCAAGGACTTGTCCGAGGATGAGGTAGGGAAAATCCAGAGCATTGTGGACGATCTCCTGGAACGGATGGAGGAGTTGGGAACGTTCAAGCTACAAGCGGCGTACGAGATCGCCACGAAGGACGAGCGCCTGAAGACCGCACAGGGTCAGGCGATTAGGAGTGTGATCGACGCCGTACGCCGGGGAAGCCATACGAGCGGCCCAGAGACCAAACCTTCAGGGTCCGGAAATGCGGATGTGTACGAGCGCATGATGGAATTTTCCGAGGGCGAGGTGGCGGCCAAGCTCGAGGGCCTCTCCACGCATGAGATGGAGACCTTCTGGAAGAAAGCTCCCAAGGAGTTCCGCAACAAGTTCAGGGACGCTGCGGACGCCTGGGTCTGAACGCCGAAAGAGGTCAGCCAA